GGAGTAAAAGTAATACTCGTTGCTGCGGATGCTGTTGTTGCGAACGATGCCGATATCGCGCTACCAATTGAACCAGAGAACGATCCAGTAAGTGACGATGCAATGATATTATATCCTGTTGCGTCGATTGTACCACTAACCAGTAAGGATCCAGTGATTTTTGCCCCGCCAGATTGGGCGATAATACCTCGTCGTGCTACAAATTCATTTGCCATCGGGGTTCTCCAAAACGATGCGAAATATCTAATCTATAAATAGTTAAATATTATGATAAAAAGGGAAATAGTTTAAACAAACTCTGAACTGTCCACGGATATGATCCACTACCTAGACTCTCTACCCGTAGTTTAATATAACCATCACTTTGGACCAACGAAAACCGTATATCTGAGGTATCTCCAACATCCGTACTGGATATGTCTGTAACTGTCGTATTACTACCACTCCATCCTGCCAAAATAACACCTACACGAAGGCCACCAACACGGGAGGCGACATACTCAACCGTCGTGGCACAGAAGCTGCTAGTGGGGATGAAAGGTAGTACATATTCTGTTGCTCCGAAAATACCCGATGTAATTGATCCCGTAAAGACTAAGGATACAGCCCCCGCGATTAACTTATATTCATTGGATTCTACACGATTCGGAACGATAGTAGAACCACTAACATATGTTACTACTTGGGCAGAACTACTGACAGTTCCTGCGGGTACACTTGCTGCATTTGCCGCATAACTTGCCGTGGTTGCAAAAGATGCGGATGTCGCGTTGTCAATTGAACCACTAACTCCAAGTGCATAACTCGCTGTGTTTGCAAATAATGCAGATACCGCCAGCGACGGTAAAGACCCCGTTCGTTGAACTACTAACGAACTGGGTTGTACACTTACCTTATAATCAGGTGATGTTTCAATATTAACACTAATATTTGGTACATCTACTAAAACTTTATTAGCGTCACTATTTTCTCTGACTACAACTGTTATATCTGGTACACCTAAATTAATTGGACGTAATGATCCACTCATTAATTATCTCGTAGCTGTGGGGCGTACAGTCAATGCTCCTTCTAAGATTCTTCGTTTTATTGGAGTAACTGATCCGCTGACCATATTTACATCATACACGTATTTTCTCTGGGTCAATGCTAGCGTTTGGTCTGGTGTTAACTCTACCATAACCGACCCAGAATTAAATGGTGGTAGTTTTGTTATGGTAAATGTGGCAGCGACTTCATCCGTGGTGTAGTTTTCTCTAACTTGACCACTAAACGTATAATTTGTTATATTAAGTGGGATACTTCCACTATCGCTGATAATTGTCGCTGCGATACGAAATGTTTCACCTTGACCTACATTAAATTCAGTAAGTTCTGCCATAGCTTATACCCAAAAAAGAAGTGTCCCACTGCCCAATTATACTCTATATAAGTATCAGACAGTGAGACACACCTTCTATTTTTAACTACTGATTAGTAGTTCAATACACAATAGTCTGGTTGAATTTCTAGTTCGATTGCCACATTGTCTGTGGTTTCCGCCCATTCCAAATCACCAAATGTTGCACGTGTAATTTGTGCACCCTTGATGATCCATTCTTCAACCTTATCACCTACTGGTCCAAGAACTTGAAGGGTTAAATCTTTCTTATAGAATTCCGCGTATCCATCACGACCTGTTACTGATTCGTGATGTAAACGAACCCATTCCATTACTGCTTGTGCGCCAGATGGAACTACTGGATCGTACAACGTAAGGGTCATTGGTTGCCATACAGAAATACCCTTGACAAAGCGAACGGTATTGATGTGTGGAACCTTAACCGTGTCTTGACGAATTTCAGGACGGCTTACTTTCTTAACGATGTAAGCCGGGATTCCTTCAATTAACATCAAAAAGCGATTTTTAACCTTTGGTTCAAATGCCGTAAAAAATATTTCATTTTCGGCTACTATATTGTTTGCCATTCGTATCTCCTAACGGATTTAACTATAAATAGTCAGTTTGTTAAAAATATAACCTATTTTATTAAGCCCCAGGGAATGTAGCACCCGTTGGGAGAATGTTGAATTCGAGTTTGATGAATTCAGCAGTCTTTGTTGGTTGGAGATACAATTGACCAACCAAGATGTTGCGGTCAATTACGTCTGGTGTATTATTGGTTTCATCCATAATGACACGGAATGCGTATAGACCTGAACGTTCTTGGACGTTTGCCAAATATGGGTTGACGATGTTCAAGAAACGACGACGAGTTGATTCAACGTTTTGTTCAAATACGAGGAATCGTGCTGAACTTGCGATGAACTTCTTCACTGCGATTAATAAGCGACGAACGTTTACACGGTCAAGTGCTGATGAGCGACGTTGTAATGTCTTTTGACCCCATACACAAATACCTTGTCCTGGGAATTGTGCGATTGGGTTGACCTTACCATCATACAATTCATCACGTTGTACTTGACTTAAACGTAACTTAACACCTGCTGCTCCTGGGATTCCACCACGATTCAAACCTGCTGGTGCAAACCATTCTGCTGCTGTGTTGTCACTATATGCGTATACTTCTGGAAGTACTGCTGATGGTGGAACAAATGCGAATTTGTTTGTATTATCATCTAGTACTCGAATCCAAGGGTAGTATGCTGCTGCGTAGTTACTATCAAGTAATGCTGCTTGGTTGACTGCGGTTGTGATTGTTGAACTTGCTTGTGTCAAATCCATAATATAGAAACAATCACCACGTTGTTCACATACACTCAATGCGTAGTTAGCTACGTACGGGTGTAATTCATACACAACACCAGGAAGTACCAACAAGTTAATATCGTATGCATCAGGATTGCTAATTGCATCTAATGCTTTCTTATATGCTCGTGAACCTGCACTTGTTGCAGTTTGTAAGTTAAATCCTTGTGTGTTATTTGATGTAATACCGTCATACATGTTGATATAACGTGCTGGGTTATCACCATCAAATCCACCTTGAAGTGGTACAGTAAACTTCAAATATGCCGTAACTGATGGCGTTGTTAAGAAGTTTGCAACTGCTACAGCGTTTCCAGCATCATCATACAATTCATTTGCTGGAAGATTTTCAAGGTTAAATGCTGCACCGCGTGTTACTGAACCACTTGGAAGTGGTGCCAAGTAAGACATATTGGTGTTAGGTGTATCTGAGTATTGGAATCCGTAGAATTCATTTACATTGTATGTTGCTTGTGTACTGTATCCACGAGTACTTCCAGAAATCCAAGATGAACTAATAAATGTTGGAATTGGAAGAACTGATCCAGATGTTCCAATTGGTGAGTTCAATGATGCAAATCCGAATGGTAATGCATCTGTTGATACGTTATCAGCACCAGGTGCCATTTCAACACGAATGAATTGTGAGTTATTACGATAGTCACCTTCAAAATAACGTTCACCTGAACTATTTTCTACTGGTGCACTATTACCAATTCGTCGTGCGATATAATTTGGACTATTTGGGTCCATACTTAAATTATCATACTGTTCCAATACTGATGGTTGTGCATCTGTATCTGTGAAGTCACGTACTAATAATGTAAATGTACCATAGTCACCAGAAATTTGTGCTTTCTTAGGACCAACGATGGAAATCTTGACATCCTTGTTTGCTGCATTACCATCTGTTAATGTATGCACCTTAAACAAATTATCTTTTGAACCACCAAGTGTTTGTGATTGTATCCAAGGTGTACTTGCAAAACTATATTTACCGTATGTACTACCAGTTAAGAATAGTGCATCGGAACTAGTTACTGCTGACATACTAACGGAAGCACCTGCCATTGTAATTGCTTCTGGGAAGATTCCGTAGATATATCCGTTCTTTGCACCCGTTGGACCGTATCCAAGATAATTTCCAATATAAGAAGCTGCGGATGTTGTTGTACTGAGTCCTGTTGTTGTTACATCCGTGACTGCTGATGAAGAAATGGTAAGTGAGAAATTACTTGCTGGCCCCGTTGCATTAATTGCTTCAATACTACTACCCGATACTGTTGGGTGGATAACTGCGTAAACAAATGAACCACTCGTACCGGTAGCTGTTAAAATTGCTGGTGTTGCTGTGGTTGGACTATATCCGTCCAATCCAAGAACACGAACAACTGTTGCTCGTCCTGATTCTCTGAGATAATTCTTAACAGTTAATCCCAAAAATGACTTTCCATCAGGTGTTCCAAATACGTTTTCAAACGCTTGTTGATTTTCAACAATCGTTGGAATAAAAGCTGGACCTTTTGGTGTTGGTCCGATAAATGCTCCAGCAATTTCACCAACGCCTTGTTCTAAGAAACTAAGGTCACGTTCTTGTGTGAAAACGCCAGGACTCACAATGCGTTCTGCCATACGGAATCTCCAATATTACTTATTGCTCAGGGGTAAATACACCAGTTTCTACATCCAAAGAACCCATTCCATATTTTTGTAAAAGAGTATCAATTAATTCTTTTTCTTTAACCAACAACTCTTTATATTTTGTTGTTTGTTCAGATAATTTTAGTTTCGTATTAGTTAAATCTTCGTCAATTAAATCATGCGTTAATTTTAATTGACCCACAGAAGAAATAACATTAACAATCTCATCTCGCAAACCTTTAACAGACGTTAATTCTTCGTCTGTTAACTTCTGTACTTCACTCATATAACCTCCTTAAAGATATCTGTACTCGTATTATAAATATAGATTATTTTGTCCAAACCTTACTTTTAACCTTCTTCTATCTCCGAAAATGTAACGATTTTTTTGGTAGAGAATCGTTGTTGAGAAGTTTGCATAATTTGGTTGGTCTTGTTAACCATTCTTTCTGGTAACAGATATGCCGAAACAGACAAATTAAAACTGGTTCTCACCAATCTATCTTGTACATCTGGGAGTACCGTATCGGTTTTGTATTCGTCTATTCTAGTTCTAAATTTATATTGTCCTCTATCACCCCAATATTCATCATCTTCAAATGATATTTGTTCTATAAGACGATTCATTTGTTCCATATATTCCGTCCATACCATACACTCATACGTAAGGTCGAAATAGTCTGGTGTGATTGTCGTAACGTACTGTTTAACGGGCTTAATGCCGTTTACGGCCGCAAATCTATCGTAGGGGTTATATTTGTTCCATCCTGTTTCAAACTCACGTTCTAAGTACTTGTTTACGGGTGAATTGGTACTCAGATTCTTCTTCATACTGGTTCTACGAATCATAATAATTGGTAATTGTATCTTACCTTTATTATCTCGTAATATACCGTCACGTTGAACACTTTTCCAACGTTCTGGATTACCGTAAATAATTGGTACTTTTACAGACTTGGAATCTTGTGTTAAAATAGGTTGTATTCGATTTGTTAAATACTTTATAAGAGTATCGTCAATAGTTAACAATGTAACAGTAATCGGAGTATCACTATTTTCCGTTTTGGTATCGTATCCACGATTTTGCGTAGGTGATGGTACGATATTATCTGTTACTTTTTTTATTTTATCGGTTGATTTTCTATTACTGTAATCCGTCATTATGTGTTAGCCTCCTCAATTTGGACACCACTACGACGAGTTAAGTGAGCGTTACACAAAATTGATGTAGTATATTGTGGTTGACCAGCAACAAGTTGTGTATCATTGACATTATCAATTTCATAGTATGCTTCGTCATAATAAATAATATCACCAGCTTCTGGATAGGTTTTTACTTGTTCCAGCAATGCACGGACAAATCTAAATTCAACATTTTGTTCTACATCAACACCAAATCCATCTTTTGCATTACTAATATTTTTTGGATATCGTACAAGTGATTTTAATTCTACACCAGTGTATCTTGCTTTTTCGGTTGCTTCACCGTACAAATTTACGGCAGTGGTTTCTAATGCAATCTTATATAAGATTACATCTACATCAACTACATCACTAACCAATTCACGATTAATGTGTTGAAAAAAATTAAAATCTTTCTGAGATACGAAACGTGGCATGTTATCCTATGTAGATAAGTGTTGGAACTTTCTGATACATTTCTTGCATAAACTTAGCATTTTCTGCTTGTTTTTTCATCTGTGCTTGCAATCCCGTTTGTTCTAATGTATCACGAAGTTCTTTTATTAATTGGTCTTTCATTTCCTTTGCTTCTCTACGGAGAAGTTCACCATCCAATTTAATAATTGCGTCTGGAATAGGTATGTTTTCGTATTTTGAACGAATCATACCCAATGTTTCTTTTGCTAACGCCAGTGTATAATCAAATATCCACGTTTTTCCTATGGAGTTTATATTGGTATACGGTATATGATTATATGGAACATTCGAATAATCCGATGTCACACCACTTGCTGAATTATAAGTTTGATTTGCACCTTGCTTATCACCAACTACTATATAATCAAACCATACGGTAGCTTCTTTTTTAAACACCGGTGAGAATCTAATGACGTTATTAGAAACTTCAAATGAGTACTGACTCTTACGAATCATATCATTAATTTCAATTGCTTGAATACGAAGTAAATCTTCGTATGCTGGCATCATTACGAACGTTACTGGTGGTGAGAATCCGTCAAATCCAAATTCACTCATCAAATTAGTTAATCCAAGACCAGTAGTTGCAAATGGGTCATAATATCGTGCAACTGCTGGTGGCATATAGTGGTAAATGCGACGAATTTCTATTGCAGAACCACTTTCATGTACATCAGCCCATAAAGTTTTTAAATCATACGATTGAGTATATGCCGACGCAGAAATGTATCCTTGTTTTACTTGCACATTACCACCCGATTGTGCTTCTGTACCGTATTGTGCGGATAGTTGAATAATTTGTGGTAATGGTGACCCTATTATATTTTTTTGCGTAATATTATTATTTGTAGACAATCCTTGTAATGTCAACATATGTTCACGAGCATTAAATTGATTTACTTGGGATCCATATGTTATAATTGCATCTTCAAAACACGCATAAAATATTTTATCTGTCAGTTCAACATCAACGACACTATAACCCAAACGACGAGAAATATATTCTGCTATTTTTGGTGCATCTGATTGAAACGCGGCTTCATCATCAAATATACCAAATGGAGTTATTCCACTTGGATTAACTGGACTGCCATCATATACAATCGGATCATCACTTAATATTGTCATAGTATTCTCATAGATAAAAGAACTCTAAACTATAAATAGTAGTTTACTTTATATAAAAAGAAAAAGGGGTGACCTTTCGGCCACCCCAGTTTCGTATACCCACCTCTTACATCTATTAGATTGTTGCCAATCCGTCGATGAAGATTTTGCCGAAGAATTCTGGACGTACGATCTTCTTCGCGTAGCGGGTCATTACGCCTCTACGTGGTGTGAAGTTGTTTGGATCGTAGACCAATGGGGTCATGATGAGTGGGATATATGGTGCGTAGACTGCACCAGTTTCGAGGAAGTTACTTCCACGGAAGCCCATCAACAATGTGTTTTCGGTCATGTATGGGTTCTTGTAGATTGTGTAACGGTTTTGGAATGAACCAACCTTGGTTACGCCACCTGCAAATTCCATCTTGTCACCGTCTGTTGCTGCCATAAATCCTGGGATTGTTTCAAGGATTGTTGCAACTGTTGGTGATACTACTGCAAAGTTAGCACCGCCACGCATTGTGAGTTGGTGGATACGGTTACTGACCTTTTGCATCTTCTGACCAAGTGTTTGGTACCAGGTCATGTTTGTCCAAGCTTGACCACTGAGTGTTGCACTTGGTACGAATGCTGAACCGTTCCATACCTTAGCAACTTCTGCTGACCAGTATTCAGTTGTTGTTGCGTTGTTGATTAACATGTCAAGGATTTCGAGGTCGATTTCTGTTGAGATGTAATCACTTAACATTGCTGTTAATTCTGCTTCTGCATCAACACTGTGGTATGCATTCAAGTCTTGTGCAAGTTCTGGTGACCAGACTGCCTTCAACTTACGTGTCTTAGCAACGATTGTTTCTGAACGAAGTTCCAAATCAATTTGTGGAATGTTCAAGTTTGTTACTGAGTTGTCACGATCTTCGAAGTCACCACGAGTTGTTTCAGTTGGTTGCTTACTGTATTCAACTGCTGTGATTGTTGCTGCAGCTGCTGCCGAACCACTTACGATGAAGGTTACGTTTGTACCATCATACTTGGTGAATTCTGGGAGTAAGTCACCTGTTACGGTGTCTGTAATGCGGAATGAACGAACTGCGTTGAAATCTGCATTTGAGAAACTTACTGCTGGAACAACGAACTTGAAGAATGATGCAAATGATGAAGAATATGCATCGTTATAGTTTACATCACCGTATGAAGTTACAGATGATGATGCGATTGCTGGAGCAAGTGTTAATGTTGCATCATTTACTGAGTATGCATATTCACCAGCACCGTAGAAACCACCGCGTGGAAGAACACCTGAACCACTGGTTGTTCCATATACTGAACCACCTGCTGTCTTACCGTTGATTGTGTTTGCGTACTTGAAGTCCATGAAGAATACCAAACCTGCTGGTAAGTTCATTGGTTGGACTGATACGAAGTTCTTTGATGCGATTGAACCGAATACCTTACGTACTAATGGAAGTGCGACACCTGCCCAGTTTTCACCAGCTGTGCCCGAACCACCTGGGTTTGTGGTTGTTGCTTCTGAAAGAAGTTGTGTTGCTTGGTTTTCCAACATTACTGCCATGCCTTGCTTTTCGTGGCCAGTTAAGCCTTCGAGAAGGCCTGACTTTTCCCACTTGCTCGCCAATTGGCGAGTCTTTTCAACTACTACACGGTGTGCTGAACCGGCTTCGTTGATAAATTCTGATACACCTGACATATGATTTATCTCCTAAAAGTTATAGAATGCCTGCGAGTTGTTGTAGACGTTTTGCTACTGTGTTTTCTTCTAAAATTTCTTTCTTTGGTGCGGTACTTGGAGTTGCCTTACTTGCCAACCCTTCCGTAACCACCTTACTTGATACGGTGCGACCCTTACTCATAGTCTTAGCTGCTACTGACATTGCTTCGACCAATGTTGTGTATACCATCTTAACTTCACGAACATTTACTGCACGATCAAATGATTCTAAGATTGTAACTTTTTGTTCGTTGGTTAAACCTTCCTTACGGAAGATTCTGTTGGTATATAAGAGCTTTGCGTTTAGAAGATTTACTTCTTGTAGCTTGCCTCGTAGGACATTTACAACCTTACGATATTCTGCGAGCTCATTGTGAAGCGATGCCATGTCAGCTGCCATTTTTTCAGATGATGCCTTTTCCTTTTCATCTTCGGCTTCTAATTCACGGAGAATTGCTTCAAGATCAAGTTCTTCTTCGCCTTCACCTTCTTCGTGACCCTTTTCCATATCCATTCCCATTTCCATTCTTGGTTCGGCTGGATTTACTGCTCTCTTGTGTGGATCAGATGCATCTGTTGCTGCTTCTGTTTTTCCAATTCCTGATGAATGTGCTGGAACAGTCTTATCATGAACGTCTGCTGGTGATGCTGATGGGAGTTTTTCTTCTCCTTCTTCACCATAACCTTCCATGTAACTTTCGTCCATTTCTTCTTCTTCACCTTCGTGCTTAGCTTCGTCGAGTTCTTCTTCCTCTTCTTCAGCTTCTGAAAGTGACTTTACATCTGCTTCCAATTCCTTGATTACTTCGTCAAGGTCAAAGTCTGATTCCGACCAGTCATCGTACCAATCGGTACTACTATCAGCTTCTCCCTCACCTCCTTGATCAATTCCTGATGAATCCCAGGATGCTGCCGAAGGTTCTTTGTTGTCACCTGTGCCGATACCAGATGTATCTTCTGGACCACCACCTGTTACGTGAGTTGCGTCTTGGAATGGTTCTTCCTTTGCCTTCTCTTCTGTTTCCAGTGTTGCTTCAGCGCGTAGGCGCTTTGCTAACATGGACTTAATTTGGGGTGTGAATGTTTCTTCCAATGCAATCTTTGCATTTGCGATAGCTGTTTGACGTACAGCTTCTGCATCTGCAATTGCTTGCTTTAGAAGTTCGTTTGTGATTTCTGCCATATAATGCCTCTCAGTTTGTTTCAATAGTTATTCGAACTATTATACGGTTATTAATACAAATAGCTACACACCCCAAGAGAGGTGTAATCTATATAATATATAGTGTTATATTATCAAAAAACACTATTTTTTACCACTCGGAAGTTTTTCTTTTTTCCTGTTTCTTTTCTTCACGTATCTTACGACGAAGTGCTTCTTGTTGTTTTAGAATTTTTTTCTTTGACTTTTTAACATAAAATTCACGGCGTTTTACTTCATTTACAATTTCCGCTTTTTTAACCATTTTTGAGAACTGTCGTAACGCTCTATCTAAGTCACCCAGTCCTTCTCCTTTTACTTCAACGTGCATACAACCTCCTTATTATCCACCTAATGTACTTGACAGTGATTGCCCATCTTCTTCATCCATCTTTTGTACTAACATCTTGTCCTTGTCGGTGTCTGAGAACCAGTAGTCAATAATCTTGCCGTAACTACCGATAAAGGCACCCAACATAAGAAGAAGAATTTCCTTCCATTCTTGATCTAATACGGACTTACTTTCAATTGCCATAGCAATACCAATGGCGATGAATAGAAATGTTGTTAATACGATAGCAGTAATGCCCCAACGACGGGACATAGTTTGGTTAAGTAATTGACTAAACTTACTTTCTTGATTAATTGTTTCTTGTTCCTTTGCCATAATCATCTCCGTTTATGAAACTAAAACATAAGTAGTTTATTTCATATTCTTAGCTACATAATTTATTGCTACTTTTCGTACGTTTGAATCTTGCGAATATCCCAATGCACTCTTGACCAAAATATCTCTACCGGTTTGTGGATTCTTAATACGATGTTTTAATAAATCTTTTAGTCGTATTTGTTTCGTTGGTGTCTCACCAGTTTTCTTGGTATCCTTTTCTTGAGCTTGTTGTACTACCAATTTTGTTTGCGGATACTTTGTAAGTAGTGTTTTGACCGCCTTTACATTTTTCGGAGCATCGTCTACGAATGCAATTCTATCAAATCCATCCTCTATATGTTTTTCTATATAGCGTGCTTTTGCCATTGGATCGGAGTTGCCCAATGCAGCAATAGTAACACCGGAAGTAATTCCTTGTAATTTAAGAAATTTTGCAATGGGTTTGGTGTGACCACGAGCTGTGAGTACAACTATTTTATCAGCTTTCTTTTGGTCAATGACTTTCTTTAATAAGTCTGTATATTTTTTAATAGGGCGAGGATTTTTCAATTGCTCAAACTCTGAAAAATCAAATGTATCACCATCTTGTTTTTCATATGCGGCATATTCTGCTGGTGATATTGTTCTTCGTTTTCCGTCCTTATCAATAACAATAACCCTAGCGTCGGTATGCACTAGGGTATCGTCAAAATCCGTAATATACGCAGTCTTTCCCACGGTATTATCGGGTAACTAATTTATATGCGGTAGCCACCATCTTTTCTAATGGAAGTGCCAACATTTTCTTGCGATTTTCTGGTGCCAACTTATGTAAAACTTTTGTAAGTAATGCAGCGGTATATACATCAACCAACGTACCATCTATCTCTGCTGGATGTTTATCCTTAACAATACTCAAAATCTTACTTTGTTTTTCACTATAATTTTCGTCAGTAGTGACCAAATGTGGATCATTTGATACAGTTGGTGTGGTATCGTTTGATGCTACTGGAAAATCAGATACAGGAATTGCTCCTGCTACTTCATCCGTTTTCTTTGGTAATTTAGAAATTGGAGTTGATGCG